ATATGTGTTGCCCTCGCATGGATAGCCGCCCGGATTAACTCGCTTTCATACACCCCGCCGTCAAAGGTCGTGAAGCGTGGCTTGTAGCCGTCCAGCATTTTAAACGTGCCCTCATAATGGCCCGTTGGCTCCCGCCGTTTCCCGAATATTTTGTCAAACAGTGACATAACTTCTTACCTCATCTATTTTTTAATTGTTCCCCGATTTCGCCGGCCCACTTTTGACGCACACACATTCCGTCAATAAGTGCGGCTGTTCCGTCTATGTGCCGCACCGGGTTAATTTTTACAAGCTTCCCGCGTCCTCGCTCCGTTGACATCTTAACGGCAGAATCTAACAGGTGCATTTTCAATAGATCGTTGTCACCTATATGAATTTTGCCATCTTCAAAAAGCCCCTGTGTTTCCTGTATCACGCCGTAAAGGTTTTCTCCCTGAAACACATCATCCGTTTGAAAGCCGTAAGCGTTCAAATCTTGTACAAGATATTGCGCGCTGTAGCGGTCGTAACCAACTTTCAACGGGTAAATGTGGTATTCCTCGATTAGCGAAACCATCCATCTATAACAATCGCGATAATCAACGAAGTTGTCACCTGATGGACTTAGCAACCCGCGCTGAATATATATGTTGTACGGCACGCCGTCCCGCTGTGTTGCTTCGTCTATTTTTTCCGCTGGCAGCCAAAAATGAGCGAATACATACAACCCGCCGTTCTTCTCGATCACTACAACCGCAGCGGTTAAGTCTCGCGTTTGCGAAAGGTCAATGCCAGCAACACAATAACTGTTTGCAAAATCCTCTATCTGGAGTGCCTCCCCGGATGCCTTCTCAACGACCTGAGCCGGCAGCCATGCAAGGGAAGAATTTTGTTTGATACAGTTATATTTTGTGATGAACTCGGCGCGCTTGCTTAGTGATTGTTCGGCTATCGCTATTTCTTCAAGAAGATAATCAAAACTGACCGATACTCCTAAATTAGGATTGCTTTTTTGCAGCTCTTCCGCTGTGTTCCAGTTATCAATATCATCGGACATATACAAAAAAGGTAATAGCCGCTTTTCGCTACTACCTCCACTCAGGAACCGTGTTGAACGTTTTAATAGCTCATCATAAACAGAATCACTAATATAGCCGGCTGTCGTACATGAAAGCATGATAGCTTCAGGGCGTGCACCCATGCCAGATTTCATGACTTCATAAGTCTTCAGGCCTTTGTCGCCTTCCCAGCTTGCCACCTCATCACAGATACATAAACTAGGGTTGAACCCGTCCGACTTTTTAGCGCTCGAACTTATCTTTTTCATTGTGCTGTTAGTCGCCGGGATAAATAAATCAGACATCCGTTTTCTAACAAGCGTTGGATCGTCTTCAACTTTTTGATGTGTTTCGCGCCGCTGATCCTCAATGGCTTTCTTTCGCTCTTGATAGTCCGGATCCAGCTGAATCATAGCCCATGTATTACTATAAATGATGTCAGATTGTTCTAACTTAGGCGCTATGTTATAAACGCGGCAACCATAACCGCCATCAACTTGAAACACATAATTAGCGATAGAAGATGCTAACAAAGATTTCCCGTTTTTCCTCGCTACTATTAGAACCACTTCACGAAACTGGCGGTTTCCCTTTTCGTCACATATCCCGAATATGCAAGACAATAAAGCCTTTTGCCATAATTCAAGCTTTATATTATTTGGGGCTAAAACACCTTCAACATGAAAACAATGTTTTTCAATCCAGTTTATAACGCGGTTCGCTTTTTTCTGATCGAACGCGAATAGTTTTGTTTCAAGCCCATTCACAATATAGTCATAAAGTAATTCGATCCACTTCCCGACTGTAACGGACCCATCTTTTATTTGCTGGTAGTATTGCAAGATGCAATTAGCCATTATTTACCGCCTTCCGTAAATGCCCTATAAGAAAACGGCAGAGAAACGGCTAAGGCTTGCCGCTTTCGTGTAGCTATCACTATCTCCGCCGGATTTCGCTTAAATCGCGAGGGGACGAATCTTTTCGAAACTCCGCCGCCGGTGTCCTGAGAACGTCTGAAATAACAAAAGACGGGGGGCTATATCAGAACAACCCGACCGTCTTGATTCACTTTGTATCTTGGTTTTTCTCGCGCCGCGTGTACTTCCGCATGGCATTGGCGGCAAAGTAACATCAGGTTCCCAAAGTCTAGCGTAATTGATGGATCGTTTATGTTATCAGGCGTGATATGCACCTTGTGATGTACGATTTCCCCCGGTGAATAGATGCCTCGCTGCAAGCAGCGCTCACACAATCCGCCCACGCTCTTAGAATATGCGCGCCGGCAATCTTTCCACGCATGAGAGTTATAAAAAGATTCTGCATAAGGTTTCATGTCCACCCGTTAATTGCAACACAAAAGCCGGAAGGATAAACCCGCCGGCCCTGTGCTGAAAGGAGTATAAAATGAAATACGAAAATGGCAAAACGTTTTTTATCTGTCTTCTAAACCTAGTCTAACTATAGCACTATGTAATAGTGACATAACAGGACATCTTACATCTGGAAATGTTCAAGCGCGCTCCCGTGCATCCGGATGACATGGCGCGTTGAATATCCCATCTTGTCCGCCACTTCCTCAAAGGTTAGCCCCCGGATATATCGCAAGTGCAATAATAGCTTTTCATTTTCCGAGGACATATCATTTATCTTTCGCGTGATGTCCCGCCGGAGGTCAACACACCGTACCGCCTCCCGGAGTAAGTCGCGCTGTAGATCATCAACCCGTGCGGCAAGGTCTGACAAGTCGAACCGACCGCCACCCCCTCCGGACTTGTCCCCGTAGCTAATGGCTTTTGGTAAAGCGTGGTCCAGAAGAACGGTCATGACTTCCTCGTTTAATTCTTTCTCACGCCGTTGCGCTGCAAGGTATTGCGAGAGATAGACTTTCTTCTGTTGGTTAGTTTTCCGTTTCGCTGTCATTTTATCTGTCATCTCCGTTAGCCGCTAACAGCGCAATCACTACAACTGTTAAGACCGCGCCGGTCATCATTCCGAATATGAATATCATATAATCCCCCTTGTTCGCCACGTGTTCAGGGTAGAGCGCGGCTTGTTCATGATCCTTGAAATCTCGCTAAGCGTCCGCCCCTCAGCGCATAACTCCCGCGCCTTTTTTATTTGCGCGTCGTTCTCATCACTCGGCGTTGACTTCCGGCGTTTCTTCCTTTGCGTGTCCAGAATTTCGAAAACACGCGTCACCGAAAGGCCGAACATATCCGCGATGGTATCCGCTGCTTTGTTTTCTTCTATCTTCAAGCGGTATATTTCCGCGTCCCGCTCTTCCTCTTCCATTAGCAGATACTTAGCGCCCGGCATACTTTCCTTTGGTTTCCGGAAGCAGCAGTATTTTCCCTTTGGATATGTCGAGTTTAATGATTTGCAAAACCCGTCATCCGTTTTAGCGAAACACTTCCGCGGATCATTACAACGCGGTAATGATTGAAAAGTCATTCCTCTTCACCTCATCCTTCTCCAAATCTCATCGGCTTGTTTTTTGCCGTGCTTCTTGCAATCTCTCTTATAGCTAATCCACTGACCTGCTGGCAGAAGCAGGAACGCTCCCGACCATCCGATGGCAAGTAAGACAAGGACATCAAGTTCTATTGAGCCTGTTATCATTCCTCTTCACCTCTCACTGTATGCTCTACTTGCACATCCTTTCGCCGAATCACTCCGCCGTACCAGAGCGGTATTCCGCATCCTGTGATTGTCCTGTCCGTAAGCCGTGCAAGGCAATAGCGGATCATCGGGCAATCGGTTTTATCTGGCTGTGTATGTTTACATTTAACGATCATTCGAATCACCTTCTCCCCGATACGGTTCCGGTAACGGCATCCATGCAAGTACGTCATCGTCATCAAGTTTTCCAAATAACATATCGTTCCATTCTTCTTTTCCGCTTCGTGGGTCGTGTGATCTATGTGCCGTACACACGTTTGGGAGATTTGATCTAAAACCCAATGATTTTTTAGAAACGAGTACATATGTTCCAACTTCCGGCAACCTCTCACTGCACGGAATCCACCGCTGTTCTGGTTGTGCGGATGGCAACATTCTCAAAATCAATATTAGATTACTTTTAATTTGCTCTGCGTATCCCGTACCATTGATACGGTCTATCGCCGCCTGTCTGCTGATTAAATCACTCATATTTCGCTCCATTCCTTCCACATGACTGACGGTGCATAGTCCGTTGGTCTCCACGTGTCAACATCCCACTGCATCACTTTGTGTACAGTTACGTTCCCGATTGCCTCAATTCCTCTCACAATTACATCCTTATGGTGTTTCGGCGGATTACTGCACGATGTCCACTTCCGTTCTGGCTGTGCATCCCTCTTTCCCCTCTCATAAGCGTTTCGCCACAGTTTATCGCTGTACTTGGATAGGTCTGGCTGTGCGGAGGGCAACTGCTCAACATATGTCTTTGCAAGTGCCGCACCGCAAGCAATCCCTTGTGCATATTCTGACTTCATTGGGTCAACTGGGAACACTGCGTCAATTACTTCAATCGCCGCCTGTCTGCTGATTAAATCATCCATCCTGTTCACCTCTCATATCCGCTCCAACCTTCTCGTAAAGCCGTTCAAGGAACTTAATTTCTGTAGCCGTGTCTTCATCATATCGCCAATGCTGAGCCGACCGCTTTGACAAAAGACTTAATGAAATTCCGTGAGCGAATACCCTTAGTTCTTCCTTGGTGT